TCAAGGGCTGAATTCAAGGTTTTTATTAGCAAGGGGAATGGTGAATTCAGTGAATACACAGGCTATGAAGCAATCAACATGCTTGGTAAAGATTTCCTAGGAATTGCCCACCTAAACTATTACAACTATAACAACAATGCCTTTGCTGTTGAGTTTTCGCTTCTTGTTCAAAGGCTTGACCAGCTGCATGAAATGCTAAACCGCGCGAAACTAGAAAATGACGCACGCAAAGTTTTTAGGCTCGAAATTGACCACTATACCCGCGTAGTTTGCCGAGCAATCTTAGATTTACTGGAACGCAGAAAAAGTTCTACTCCAGTACAAGAAGACAAAAATCAGGATTACACTTTTATGGTTTTTCATAATTTCTATGAGAAGTATAAGCAGGTGCTGAAACTACCAGAGTAAGGATACTAATTCACACTCTGTGCATAACCAATCTTAAACCTCAAAGGGTGGGTGATTAAATTCGCTCACCCTTATCTGTCTCGCGCGGCACTGGAAAAACCAGCCGCCATGACCAGAGAACGCAAAGAGAAAGAAACATTCCTGATCGGGAAATTCCTGCAAAAAACGAATCCGGAGCTTGCAAAAGCCATCTCGGAGCAGTACATCTACCCCCCTTCCCCACTCAACGACTACGAACTCATTACGGATCTCTTCTCCAAGTTCAAACCCCTGGCCCACAATTACAACTGGAACTCAAAAAAGCTTTTCATCTCAATCATCCTGAGACTCTATAACCCGCAGCTATACAACCAACCCAGAGCAAACCTTCTCATCCGTCCCGGCCTCGTGATCGCCATATCCAGAGCAATAGCCATGGACAAAGGCAGGGTGTCGAAATACATCAGAACGGCACTGGTGCACGAAACAGCCTACGAAGAATACAAGGCCATGGTGGACGACGCGGTTCAAAAACTACACCCGAATGCAGATTGACAACGTTTTCGACATCGGCGACCTGGTTTACCTGAAGCACGATCCGGACCAGTTCGTCAGGCAGATTGTGGCCATCAAAGTTTTCCTCATTGGAGAGATCATGTATGAGCTAAAGTGCAGCTCCTACTCTTCCATGCATTACGATTTTGAGATAAGTGCAGATAAACGCCTGTAATTCATCAACGTTTAGCCAATGTTGACACAGAGCAAACAAACCACCCAACCATCAGCGGCTAATATTGCCCCCATGAAGGCAGCAACTCAGAAGACGGCACCGCCCGCGAAGCGCGAGGCAGGCCGGGATAAAAAAAGGGGCCGACCATCGAAGTATTCGAAAGAGGTGGCCGATATGATTTTACGTGCAGTTTCAACGTCAGCCAATGGTCTGGCTACGATTTGCAAGAAAAACCCAAAACTTCCAAGCGAAACAACGGTAAGGGTTTGGCTAGCAAAAAACGAAGATTTTCAGCGGCAGTACGCGCGTGCGCGTGAGGAGCAGGCGGATTTCATTGCAGACGAGATCATGGAGATTTCGGATGAATTGAGCAAGAAAAGGTTTTTGACCCACGAACAGATCGCTGCGGCAAGGCTGAGGATGGATGCCCGTAAATGGGTGGCCTCGAAGCTTAAGCCGAAGAAATACGGTGACAAAGTGGACGTGACAACGGACGGTGAATCGGTAAACAACGGTTTCCTGCAATTACTTCAACAAACATCAAAGTATGAGAAACCTCATCAACCGTAGTCTTCTCAGCAAAAGCGGGGTTTACATCATCCGAAACTCAGTTAATAGGAAGGTGTATGTTGGCAGTGCTCATTGTCTGAGGAAAAGGTATAATCAACACCTTGGCGATTTGAAGCGCGGTAACCATAAGGCCATCCAAATGCAAGCTTTTGCCAACAAGTATGGCATTGACTGCATGGAGTTTGACCTGCTTGAAATTGTTGACGACAAAGCCAATATCCTGAGTGTTGAGCAGAAATGGTTAGACCACTATACCCCTTTCAATGAGAAGGGTTTCAATACATGCAGGTTTGCCGGAAATACAACAGGCTGGGTACCCCCGCCTGAGAAACGGCAGATGCTATCCAAGCTGCTGAAAGGTGTTCCCCGTACGCAAGAGGTGAAGGAAAAGATCAGGAGTGCGAAGATTGGCGAAAAATCACATCTCTACGGAAAAAGAGGTGAAGACTGCCACAACTTCGGAAAGGTGCGCACAGCCGAAATGAAAGAAGCCATCGCCAACACGCTCAGAGGTAGAACCTTGCCTGAAAATCAAAAGAAAGCCATATCTGAAAGCCTAAAGGGTAAGACCAAGCATCCTGGAACAACACTGTTTCAATTTGACCAGACCGGCAAAGAGGTAGGCAGGTGGTACAGTGTTGAAGAGGCATCAAAAACGCTCGGCATATCTGATTCGAATATCAGTGCATGCATCAAAGGAAGACGAAAAATAGCAGGAGGATTTCTGTGGGAAAGACGGTAGACACATACAATGAGTTTCGCAAAATGAAGCTTCGCCAATGGCGGGCGGATTGGGTATTGTTTGCTACTGAAGTTTTTGGCGTTCAGTTAGACAGTGAACAGGAGGCAATCATTCGCTCCGTTCAAAAAAACAAAATGACCTCTGTCTCTTCAGGGACAGCCAGAGGCAAAGATTTCGTCGCCGCTGTTTCAGCCATGTGCTTTTTGTACCTAACCCCTGAATTTGAAGGTGGGAAGATGGTTGAGAATACGAAAGTGGCACTCACCGCCCCGACCCATCGTCAGGTGAAAAACATCATGACACCAGAGTTTACCCGCCTTTTTGAAAGGGCCAAACTAAATGGATTTCCACTTCCAGGTATTCTTTCCGGAGAAGACATAAGGACCAACTACAAAGAGTGGTTTTTGACTGGGTTTAAAGCAGATGAAAATTCTCATGAAGCATGGTCTGGATTCCACGCAGTAAACACCATGTTCGTTGTTACCGAAGCATCTGGTATCTCAGACGATACATTCACGGCCATTGAGGGAAATCTGCAAGGAAATTCGAGGCTTCTGATTGTGTTTAACCCGAATTCGCCCCGCGGATATGCAGCCAAATCTCAAACCTCTCCCCGTTTCACGAAATTCCGTCTGAATTCACTCAATGCTCCAAACGTGGTGCAAAAGCAGATGGTTATTCCTGGACAGGTAGACTACGAATGGGTAGCGGACAAGGTAAGTGCATGGTGTGAGCGGATCCCAACGGAAGACAAAGACCTGGGCGAAGGTGACTTTGAGTGGGAAGGTGCCTGGTACCGCCCGAATGATTCATTCCGAGTAAAGATCCTGGGAATGTTTCCCAAGGCCTCTGAGGGTTCACTGGTTCCCCTGGAATGGATTCAACAGGCGCAAGCCAGATGGAAGTTCCACCACGAGAGAAACCGCAAAATTGAAGCTCCTTTGCGTCTTGGAGCGGACATCGCCGGCATGGGACGTGACAACTCAGCTTTCTGCTACAGGTTTGGAAACTATGTGGACAGATTCGATCGTGTCAACAGTGCAGGAGTTGCCAATCACAACCAGATCAAAGGCCGGATCAAAAACGATCTGGAAAAACATACCGATTCTTTTCGCGGCATCCACGCTCAAGGGTTCATTGATACCATTGGTGAGGGTGCAGCCATCTATTCCTTTCTTATAGAAGACAAGATGAAGGTTTTCTCCTGCAAGTTTTCCAATGCTGCCAAGGATGAAGCAGGGAAGCCCCTGAAAGACATGACCGGGCAGTACACTTTCCTGAACATGAGGGCTTATCTGTACTGGGCGATTCGTGATTGGCTGGATCCAAAGAACAACACCGGTGCGATGATTCCCCCGGATTGTGACCTGCTGGCTGAGGAACTCACAGAAACCACATGGCAATTCCAATCCAATGGCGCCATCAAAATCGAGGACAAGGAAGAGATCAAGAAACGGCTGAAGAGATCTCCCGACGATGCGGATGCACTGGCCAACACGTTCTGGCCGGTTCAAGATATCGACCCGAAAAAACAAAACGAAAAATCAAAGAAAATCGGAAGCTATTTCCACTAAACCACAGATATGGAACTTGAACAACTTACGGACCTCATTTCCGGCAATTACGAAGATCTGCAGAAGGCAATTGAAAAGGATGTCACTCGGCCAAAGATTACGGATTACCTGAAAGAGTATCGGGTAAAAGATCACAAGATCATGGACCCGGCCATCAGGAAAGATAAGCTGGTGGAAACGGCCAATGGTCCGCAATCGGTCGCAGTGGCAAGGTTATCTGTTCCCTTCCAGAAAAGAATCGTTGCAATGGCAGTGACTTTTCTCTGTGGCAGGCCTGTACAACTGAGTGCACGGCCTGCTGATCAGAATCAGATTGATCTTTTGGGAGCTCTTCAACAGATATGGGATGATAACAAACTGGATTATGACACCCAAGAGCTCGCCAGGATACTTTTCAGTGAAACGGAGGTAGCGGAGATTTGGTATGAGGAGGAGGTTCAAGCTGGATATTGGGGAGCGGGTGCCATGGAGAAATCAACGCGCCGATTAAGGATGAAGATCATCGCAGGAAGCCTTGGAGATACTCTTTATCCCGTCTACAACGCCGCGGGTGATATGATAGCCTTTGGAAGGGGCTACAAGTCCAAAATCGCAGGAAAAGAAGTGGAGAATTACGATCTCTACACCGCAGATAACACTTACATGGGCGTGAAAGGCGAAGGTGGATGGGTAGCAACTTCTACTCCAAATCCCGTTAAGAAAATCCCCGTGATCTACTATTCACGTCCTGGTACAGAATGGGAAGATGTGCAGACGATCATTGATCGTTTTGAAATGATGATATCCCGGCGGGCCGACACGAATGATTACTTCGGTGCGCCAATGGTTACAGTGAAGGGCGAGATAAAAGGTTTTGCCAACAAAGGTGAGGATGGCAAAGTGCTGGAGCTGACGAATGATGCGGAAGCAAAGTACTTAACCTGGGACCAATCACCCGCCAATGTGGAGAATGAGTTTAAAGCAAACCGATCTTTGATCCTGGACTTCACAGATACTCCCGATATCAGTTTTGAGAACATGAAAGGGCTTGGAGCTATGTCTGGTACAGCAATCCGGTTGATGTTTTTGGGTGCGCACATGAAAGCAAGTACCAATGAGCAAGTTTTCGGTAAGGGTGTTCAAAGGAGACTGAATTTCATGAAGGCTGCCATCGGAAGTTTGATCAATTCGGCGATGGCGCCAACAGTTCCGCTTCTGAATGTGAAGCCCAAATTTGAGTACTTCTTGCCGAAGGATATCGAAGGTGATGTGACTACACTCGTAAACGCGGTAGGTACTGGCAAGGCCATCCTTTCACGTGAAACTGCTGTGAGAATGAACCCGCTTGTTACAGATCCAGAGACCGAACTTAAGCTGATCCAAAATGAGCAAGACCAGCTAGGTGAGCCATTGCCTGAACCGATCGTATGAAAAATCCGAATTTAGCGAAGGAGTTTGAGAAGCGTCATCTGAGCAATACATCTTCCTACCTCAGGAAGGTCAGGGCTGCTTATGAGGACGCCATCACAGAGGTTACCATCGGAATTGATCGGATTACTATCAAAGGTGAAGTCTTCAAGATATCAGACTATCCACAGCTGCAGCGGAGAATAGATTCGGCGCTCAAGAGGCTCCGGCCAAAGGTCGAAACATTGGTGATCAGTGGAATAAAAGAGTCCTGGAATCTATCGAATGAAAAGAACAGAATCTTTGTTGATCGCCGTTTGGCAAAAAAGCCTGGATTCTCCTCCCGCGCAAAAAAGGTGTATTATGACCCCAATCTGAAGGGCCTGGAAGCATTCACAAACAGAAAGGAAAAAGGATTAGGACTTTCAGACAGGGTTTGGAACATGGTGAAGCCATACAAACTTGAACTGGAAAAGGGACTTGGTGAAGGAATTGCGGTGGGCAGATCTGCTAGAGAGATGGCAAAAGAACTCAAGAGTTACTTAAATGACCCAGACAAGCTATTTCGAAGGGTAACGGATGCCAAAGGAAAATTGCAATTGAGCCGTGCCGCACGCGAGTACAATCCCGGGCAGGGTGTTTACCGTAGCAGCTACAAGAACGCAGCAAGGCTGACCAGGACCGAAACCAACATGGCCTACCGGACCGCTGATCATGAAAGGTGGAAAACGCTCCCATTTGTTACCGGGATAAAAGTGCAGCTGAGCAACGCTCACCCGCGTTATGACATCTGCGATCCATTAGCATCGGAATATCCAAAAGATTTCAAGTTTGTTGGATGGCATCCTCAATGCTTATGTTTTGTCACACCGGTGATGATGACCGATGAGGAGTTTGAAAAGGTGGAGGATGCTGTTCTGGCCGGAGATCCCATTCCGGAATCAAAGGAATCCATCAAAGATCTCCCTGCAGGTTTCAAAAAGTATATGACAGACAACGGAGATCGCATTGCAAGCTGGAAGAATGAGCCCTACTTCATCCGAGATAACCGGGAAATGATCAAGGCTTCAATGGTAAAGATTGACTACTCAAAGGATCCAGCCACCATCGCAGCACTGAAAAACTACACGCTATCAGGTTACTCCCCCATCAACCGGTATCTGCGAGGAGAAGTGCCTACGATAACACCTAAACATGAGGAAGAGATAAAGTTACTGAGGCGTTTCCTGGTTGATGCCCCCAAAAAGCCCGGTACATCTTACAGAGGTATGAGCCTTGGCCAAACCAAAGGGAAGGAGTTTGTCGATGACCTTTTTGAAGGCAAAGTGTTCACGGATAAGGGGTTCCTTTCTACATCCGCCCAAAAATCTGTTGCCGAGGACTTTGCCGGTCAGTCAGGCAGTTACCGGCTACTATACGAGATCAAGGGTAAAAACGGTGTTGATATTTCCGGACTGAGTGAGATATCGTCAGAAAAAGAGATTCTTTACAATACTGATACCTTTCTAAAGGTAGAGAAGTTCACAATAAACAATAACGGACCATTAACCACGGTTTTCGTAACTTTGAAAGAGCTATGAGTGATATTGTCACATCCAAGAACACGTTTTCCGAGCCAATTTGCAACAATTGTAAACACTGGAACAAAGGTACCTTGTCATGCAAGGCTTTCTCAAGAATTCCCAAAGAAATTCTGTCCGGATATAACGACCATAGCAAACCACTTTTATCCCAGGATAATGATTTTGTTTTTGAAGCTCTAACTGCAACGGAAAAACGAGAAAGGCAAAAGGCCTAGTCAGAGTAACCGTAACCACCCCTTTCTTCATCCTGAAAAAACTGATCATCCCGCTTTTTGCGCGATGCTTTGAGGTATATCAAAAAATCAAGACCTGCGTCTGATCCGTGTTCATTCACTACCCTCTTCACCCACATGTCACGAATGGCCCGCTCTTCCATGTCAGTGGTTTTCCGGTATGCAGCACGGACTTCAAAAGCCATCTCATTCAGAGAAAATATCCGCGAATCGCAATGCGGTGCAAAAGTGCCATCCTCTTCGATCGAAGTAGTGACTTTCGAAGCAATTCCTGTGTAGGCAACTCGTAACATCAGGACATAATGATCTCGGAACACCGAATAGTTGTGGTCCTCCCATTCATCGTCGATGTATCCAGGCAGCGGATTATCCGGTTCTTGTTTTCTCATGCAAAGTGTCAACCAATAGCCAGTGTTGTCACCCGTAGACCAACACGGCATTAGCGCGGGGATAATTTTAGGCAATTAAACCCATTTACGCAATGCTAAAAGACAAAATTCTGGCAGAACTG